CGGATGTTCCTTAATAATCGCTGGTATTTCTTCAAGTCAGACGGTCGCATGGCTACTGGCTGGGTGAAATATCGAGAAACCTGGTATTTCATGGAAGAAAAAGATGGTTATATGCTGTCTAAACAATTCATCAAATCGGGAGACGGCTGGTATTATTTGAAGGCAAACGGTGAACTCCACACAGACCCAGCATTCAAAACAGAACCAGACGGGCTTATCACCGTCGTCGATAAACCAAAAGAAGAAAAGCAACAATAGGAAGAATTTCAAAATAGAACAAACCAACCGCAGGCAGTAGCTTGCGGTTTTTTGTTTGCAATAATAAAAGCAGTGACCGAAATCACTGCTTATCAGCTATAGCAAATTCATAGAGCTTTTCTGCCGTTAGAAGCGCCATTTTGTCCATGCTTGTTTTTCCTTTTCTGAGGTCAGAAACAGTAGTCCAAGGAACTCCAGCGCCTTGCGAAATAGCAGATGTAGACATCGGGCTGTCTAATAATTCTTGAATAATTTTTCTCATACTTATTTGTCCTTTTTATTTTTTAGATAAATATATACATTGACTGCAATTATAAAAATAGCTATTGCACTAACCATTGCTTTTCCTCTTTTCATTTGATAAAATAGAGGTGTGAGGGGCTTTCGCCCCCACCTCTTAGCGTTTACCTTTTTCTTTTGCGGGATTCGGGTTTACGCTTTTTATTTTGCCTTGCGACTGTTATTGCAGTCACCAGACTTGCGATAGCGGTTACTGTTTCAGGGATATTATCTATCACCTTCTCGAGTAACCTAAGCCAATCTGCTTTGTTCAACTTCCTCACCTCCTTTCCTTATCTTGATTATATTATATCACGGTATACCGAGAAAGTCAAGAGTTTTGATGAAGTTTTTTTAAATTTTTTCAAAAAAAATAGACCTTGTCCATAGGTCGGGGAGTTGGAGGGGACACCCTCCAATGTAAACTATTAGAACTAAATTGCAGCCTTCTCAACTATACGGGCAAAGGTGAGTGTGAAAATGAATACGAAGATGAATACGATTTAAAAAATTGACGAAAATCAACGGAAATGATTTTAAATAAAAATAAGCAAAAACTCAACTATTGATAAGTAACAGAAAGCATTAGAAAACATTTGTCACTTATACCATAAATAGTACACAGCTTGCTAATCCTTTGAAACCAGTGGACTTATAGCGTGTTAAGCAAAAGTGAATACGAGATTGAATACGACTTTACTTTTAGCTGGAGCGGATGAAATCCATGAACTGGTCAACGACTTCAACACGTTGATTATCATTGATGTGGGTATACATATCAAGGGTGATTTGAACATTATTATGACCGAGTCTATCTGAAATGATTTTCGCTGTAACACCAGCTTCAAATAGGAGAGAAGCATGTGTGTGTCTAAATCCGTGAGGTGAAATTTTTTTAAGTTCTTTGTGTTTACAAAAGAATCTGCTAAGCTTCACTTTCATAGTTGCGGCTAAAAGCCATCCCCCTATGTCATTCGTAAAAATATAATTCAAATCATGTTTGTAAGGCACACCAGCCTGGAAATATTCTTTTATTTGCTGTCGTTTCCAGAGTTTCAAAACATTCAGAGTTTCATCATCTAAGGTGATAACCCTCTTACTCCTTTTGGTTTTAGGGTCCTGAACAGTTTGTTTTTTGCCAATCGCGACAGCCGTGCGAGAAATGCTTAACCGTTTGTTTTCAAAGTCAACATCTGACCACATGAGACCGATAGCTTCTCCAGTTCTCAAGCCAGAAAAAGCGAGTAAGTGGAAAAAAGTGTAGTCTACAGGCTTAAAATTTGCTTTGGAAACTTTAAGAAAATCCGTTAGCTCCTGCTTTGTATAGTAGTTTTCTTTGCCCTTTAAGGGTTTATTTTTAGGCTTGATAATTTTATCTAAGGGATTTGACTTAATGATGTCAAGAGAAGTGGCATACTTGAAAATACGGCTGATAACAGAGTAGTAATTGGAATAGAGGACATAGCGATTGCTTAACTTTATAGCAACTTTCTGACAATAAGCGACACTGATCTGCTTAATCTTCATATCTGTGAAATATGAGTCAATCATAACATCAAGTTTCTTCTTAGTGTTCTGATAAGTTGTTGGTTTTACAGTGCTCTTGTAGCTTTCAAGCCATAGCTCAGCAACTTCAGCGAATGTAGGGTTCTGGGAATCTTTATTGTTTGAAAAACCATTTTCTTCAACATCTAAGAGAAGATCACGTTCGACTGCCTTGGCCTCTTTGATGGTTTTAAAACCACGGCGTGTTGTGCGTTTTTCTTTTCCAGTAGCTGGATCTATGCCTAGGTATGTTTGAAAGAGGTATCTAGTCTCTCCTTTTTTTGTAATGTATTTTTTTATCATAAAATGTCCTTTCTTTTCGATTGCTTGCCCGCATAGTTGAAAAGGTGTAGAACTTATGATAAACTATAGTTGTATTTTTTTATCATCTTTTCCATTGCTTGTCACATGGAAAGTTGAAGCCTCACACTCAAAGATGGCCGTCGGAGAGTGTGGGGATTTTTTATTTATTTCAGTATTTTCATTTCTCCTTTATACTCTTGAGAAATTTGAGTTTTAGCAGAATCAGAGGTATAAACCAGTAGTTGAGGTATATCTTTTTCTAAATCAACATTGTAGCCTTTTTCTTGAGCCCACTTTTCAAAAATGGAATTCTTAGCTTTCAAAAATTCATTTGAAATATAGATTTTACGACTAGTGCTTTCATTTTTCCAGCTTTCTCCAATTCGCACAGAAAGGTTTTTATCATCCCCTCCAGGAACAAAATCAACCTTTTCTCCTTTATCAAGGACCTCAGCGTTCTCTTTAAAGTATAAAGCGAATTCCTCACCTAATTCTTTAGTCATTTTAAATTTCTGCTCAACCGTTGTTGATGTTGTTTTTTCAGTTTTAGCAGCAGTATTTTTAGGTGGAGTGTTTAAAATGCCATTTACAACACCAATAGACACGATAGCAATCAGCACCCAAAACCATACTCTTTTATAAATTGGCTTAGAATTTGTTCTTTTGTTCATGTTTTTCTCCTTTTAATTTTCAATTGGCATGAAGTTTCCGACTATTTTTCCAATGATTCTTGGATCTTCGTCATACGGTGCGAATTTATCTTTATACTTGTTATTGATAGAGACGAGTCTAAGACCGTCTTTTTCTTTATAGACCTTCTTTATATAAGTTTGGCCATCCCAATCGACTGCATAAACGGCACCATCGTAGTCAAAACCTGTTTCTTTGATTAGAACGACCTCTCCATTCATGTACTTAGGTTCCATTGAGTCTCCAAAAACCCAAGAAGCAAAATCGTGGTTTAGGTCTTTGTCATAAAAAACAGTGTCATAGTTCCCATCGTTGAAGTATGAAAATCCAGTACCAGCTGATAGCTTTTCAAAAACACGGTATTCAAAAAGCTTTTCCTCAATCATAATCACTTTATTATTCTGCTCTTTTAATTGTTCATTAGCATAGTTCAGAATTTTTTGTTTTCTTGGAGTTGATAACTTTACAACTTTTTCAGTGATTTTTTGAACAAGAGGGGAAGTAGGGATTTTTAGTTCTTTTACTTCTTGAGTTTTATCCTCTATCAAGTCCGATTTGTTTACTCCGAAATAGTCTGCAAGTAATTCGATCTTTCCTATTCGAGGATAAGTTATGCCTTTTAACCAATCTCTTACAGTAGTGTACTTCAATCCGAGATCAGAACAGAGCTTATTTCTATCAATCCCTCTGCTGCTCATCAAATTTTCCAAGTTCGCAGAGAAAATTTCTTTACTTTTATTATTACTCATTTGTATCACTCCTTTATATAGAATATATTACGGCAAAAACGCAAAAAAGTAAAGAAAAAAATAAAAAAATACGAAAAAAACGCAAAAAACACTTGACATTGCGGTTTAACCGCATTATAATATAATCATAGTTGAGTCAGTCAATTATAAAAAATGTTAGAAAGGACAGTAAAATGCCAAAAATGACTCTTAAAACATTGCGAACGCTAAAGAACTGGCGACAAGTGGACGCAGCTAAGGCCCTTGATGTCTCTGCTGATACTTGGGGAAATTGGGAGCGAGGTAAAACAGAGCCTACTGTAACGCAGGCTTATCAAATCGCTACTGCTTTTGATGTGTCTATTGATGACATTATTTTTTTACACAACATTGCGGGTTAACCGCAAAAAAGGAAAAGGCGTAGAAAGGAATATTATGAACGAAAAGAAACAAAATAATGATATCATCAAAAAAATTATTGAGGAACATTTTGAAAATATGGTTGATGATATTTTGGAACACACAGAGACCTACTATGAAGCTTTAGGAGCTATTAGTAGCATCAAAGGAAGCAAGATCCCGAATATGCTTCACTTAGCTGATTGTTTGAGGAAAGCTATCAGAAAACGTGCTATGCAACAAAAAACACCTAATCATCAAAATTAGGTGCTGGAAGATTACGCATTTGAGGAGAATAACAAAAAAGCACCTGACGGAAATCAGGCGCATACTTAAATAATTAAAACCATTATATCACAAAAATGCTTGCCCGCATAGTTGAGAGGATGAAAAAATGGAAGGTATAACATTACAATTACGATTGGATGGAGAAAGTGCTGAATTGTTCACGAATCAATTATTGGCTTTTGCTGAAAAGCAGGTCAAGGAGCAGTTAGAGAATGATCGCATGCCAATCAATCAACAAACTTTGATGAAGAAGTTCGGCTTTACGCACGGATATGTGAAGCAGTTAGAACGTAAAGGATTAAGATTTCGTAAGCAGGGGAAAGATACTATGTACGATGTCAATGATGTTTATGAGATTTTGGAATTAGAAAAACAAGTACGGAAATTAAGAGCGTAAGGAGAACAAAATGACAGAACCAACTGTATCAAGCCAATTGCTTGGCTTACTAGTTATTTTTATCGGGTTCTTTATCCTGATGGTATTTACAGCTAAAAATGAAAAATCGGATGAGCAAAATGTAGTGATCATCATCGAAGAAACTGAGGATTTTAGAGAAGTTGCCCGAAGAAACTTGAAAAATAGTGATAGGAAATCTACCTACGATACCCAGCCACCTACAGGACTGGCTTCATCGCTTGAGGATGTACCACAAGTTTTTAGAGCATGCATCGAAGATTATGACAGACTGGCTCAGGACTACCTGGAAGAAGCAGGTAATAATGATTTTCTGAGAAAGCAAAATGCAGGCCTCTTAGAAGAAAATGGACGTTTGCTTTATCAGGAAATGACTATGAATTTCCGTCAGAATCCAAGAAAATGGAGGGCAAAGACATGAGTGTTAGTCGTGAAATGAGTGAGATGGAAATTCGTGTGTTAAATATGATCATGAATTGCGCGACTTTCGACCTTCCAATTCAAGCAAGTGAAATACGATTAGAAACTGGACTTTCAAAACGTAAGTTAGAAGAAGTCATTGAAAGTCTTCGAGTTAATTTTAGACACCCAATTGTGGCTAAGAAGACGAAACCAAACGGATATTACTTACCACAGAGTGAGGAGGAGCGACAAGCTGGCCTAGCTCCCTATCGTAGACAAATCTTAACCGAGCAGAAGAACCTTGCTGCTGTTATGAACATCGACTTAGAAAGATACTGGAGGAATAGGGTATGAATGAAGATTTTAGAATACTACCTCATGATCTAGTCGCAGAGCAGTCGGTTCTGGGTGCAGTCTTTATCTCACCAGAATCACTTATCACTCTAGCAGATGAATTGACTCCAGATGATTTCTACAAGCCTGCAAATAAGATAGTGTTTAAAACCATGTTATCTCTGCTTGAAAAAGGTGAGCCAATCGATGCTACCACTATGGTATCAGCTCTTACCAATCAGGGTGATATCTCAAATATTGGGGGCATGACATATGTTGTAGAGTTGGTAAATTCAACACCAACTTCAAAAAATGTGGAGCATTATGCCAAACTGGTTAAAGAAAAGGCTATGCTTCGAAAGGTAATCGCTGACTTGTCAGAGTCTCTTTCTAGCGCATATCAAGGCGATGCATCAATCAGTGATATCATTGCTAAAACTGAAAAGTCTATGCTGGATATCAGTAATCAAAATGCAGGGACAGGATTTCGTAATGTGGCCGATATCCTTGATACACATATGCAGATAGTCGAGACTCGCTCACAGACAGATGGATTCGTAACTGGTCTATCTACTGGCTTTGTCGGATTGGATAAGATTACAACAGGCCTTCATAAAGGGAATCTTATCATCCTTGCTGCTCGTCCAGCTATGGGTAAGACGGCGCTAGCATTGAACATTGCAAAGCATGTGGCTACGATGGAAAGAAAGCCTGCCGTCATCTTCTCGCTTGAAATGGGAGCAGAGGAATTGATTGAGCGCATGGTGGCATCTGAGGGTATGATTCCAGGTTATCATTTGAAGACTGGGAATTTAAGTACAGATGAATGGAAAAGACTTGTACATGCGCAAAGCAATCTCTATGATGTGCCTATTTTCGTGGATGACACGGCTGGGATTCGGATTTCAGAGATACGATCAAAAGCTAAAAAATTGTCTCAAGAAATGGGCGGTCTGGGCATTATCATCATTGACTACTTGCAGTTGATTACTGGTTCAAAGAGGGAGAATCGTCAGCAGATTGTTTCTGAAATTTCAAGGGAATTGAAGATACTAGCAAAAGATTTGAGGGTTCCTGTCATAGCCTTATCGCAGTTGAGTCGGTCGGTTGAGCAGAGACAGGACAAGCGCCCGATGCTAGCAGATTTGCGAGAGTCAGGTTCGATTGAACAAGATGCAGACATTGTAGCTTTCTTGTATCGTGATGCCTACTACCAAAAGGAACATGCAGACAGTCAAGAAGCGAATAACGTGACCGAGCTGATCCTGGAAAAGAATCGGCATGGTAGCCTAGGAACAGTGAAGTTGTATTTTCACAAAGAATACACAAAATTTTCAAGTGTGGAGGGGTAAAAATGATTAAAAAAAGTGAAGTCACTGGTTTCTTATCGTTTTTCAAATTTCCAAAGCCATTCATTTATGATGAGAAATACAAGTCATTAAGCAATCATGCAAAACTCTTGTATATGCTCTTATTTGGGAGGTTAGAGCTTTCAATAAAAAATGGCTGGCATGACAGAGATGGGAATGTATTTCAATACTATACAAATGAGCAACTTATGGTTGATTTGAATAGTAGCGAAAAGACGATTATCAAATTCAAAAAAGAATTGAAGGATGTTGGACTGTTAAAAGAAGTTAGACAAGGGAATAACCTACCTAACAGAATCTATATAAGTGCTGTTGACGGTACTGTAAATAGTACAGTATCGGAACTGGAAATTTTACAGTCTGGAACTGTAAATAGTACAGTATCGGAACTGGAAATTTTACAGACAAACAAGACTAATAATAACGAGATAGATAATAACAATAATAAATTGTTGATTTGTAAAGAAGTTATTTCTTATCTCAATTTGAAAGCTAAGAAGAATTTTAAGGTTGACACTGCTAGTCATCAAAAATTTATCAAGGCAAGGCTAAAAGAGGGTTATGTCCTTGAAGATTTTAAAAAGGTTGTGGACATCATGGTCGCTAAGTGGAAAGGTACAGAGTATGAACAGTATCTGCAACCACAAACACTTTTTGGTAATAAGATGGACAATTATCTAAACCAACCTATGCCACGAAAAGTTCACTCATTTCAATCAGCAGTTGATGAAAGGCTAGGTTTTTAGATGAAACAGTTTAAACAATTCAGAACCAGAACAGTTCTTGATGATGTCTGTGAAATCCATGGATGCCATCTTTGGTCTGTTAAGATTCCCATCAAGGGCAAGGTTGAGGAAATCAGTCAATGTCCTGAGTGTGAGAAAGAGAACATCCGACTCTTTGAAAAGCAGTTGAATATGGAATCCGAGGTCAAGAGTAAGCTCTCGGATACTTACGAAGTCTTTTCTCGCGATAGCATCGTTTCAAGCAAGCTGGCCAGCAAGTCACTACATGATTATGAAATTCAGGTTGATATTGATGAAAAGGCTATGAATTTTGTGAAGCGATTGGAACGTGAGTATGCCAAAGGTACAGTTGGGAATGCCATCATCACAGGACCTTCTGGTGTTGGTAAGAGTCATCTGACTTATGGATTAGCTCGGTTTCTCAATGAGCAATTTAAGTCTTATGATGAACCTAAAAGCGTGCTCTTTGTGTCAGTCGTTACTTTATTTGATAAGATTCGTGAAAGCTTTGAGTTTGACAATGGCTATTCAGAAGCGAAGATGGTCAAGCTATTGTCTGAGGTGGATTTTCTTTTTTTGGACGATCTTGGGAAAGAGAGTCGAAAGGCCGACACGAAGCGGAATGAGTGGGCGCATCAGATATTGTTCAAGATCCTGGATAATCGGACGAATACGATTATCAACACGAATCTGTCTAGTGAAGAGATTAAAGAACTTTACTCGGACGATTTCGGGAATGGTGCTTTATCAAGTCGTATCTTTGAGGGAGCAACTGGCAGATGCTTTGTGTATCCGTCTGGGATGAAGGATAGGAGGTATTGATGTTAAATCTATACTTTATTTACAACGGACACCGCAAGATACTCATTGGGAGTTTTGGGCACATACATAGCACAATCAATGAATTAAAACAACATCAAGCCAGCTACTCTGCTGTTAACAATCCACGCTTTCGGAAAAGCATGAGTGGAGAAAATATCAGGATTGACTACGGAGCAGTTGACTGCTACTACTTGATTACGAAGAAAAGAGAGGAAAAATAAGATGAATACAAAAATGAATTTGGAAGAAAAAGTACAACAATGGTTTGTTGACCGAAATTTACATGAAGCAAATCCTGTCAAACAGTTCTTGAAGTTGATGGAAGAATCAGGAGAATTGTTTGAGGGTATCGCAAAGGATAAATCTGAACTGATTTACGATGCGCTTGGTGATATCCAGGTAGTAATGATTGGACTTGAGCAACAGATCAAGAACGGTGCTCAGATTTCGGCTAATCAACAGGAACTCGAATTGCTGCTGATGGTTTCCAGTCTGGGTAATATCGCTCAAAAACTTTATGCTCACATTTGTCATAATGAGACACAGACTCCACTGATCAAGTCAGACTTGATGTTTCTTGACAGCGTCATCAGCACGGTTTCATTTTGCAATGGAACTACAGCTGAAAGTTGCTTAGAAGAAGCTTATGAAGTCATCAAGGACCGCAAAGGTAAGATGCTTGACGGGGTGTTTGTAAAAGAGGAGGATTTAGAATGAGATATTTAAAAATCCTATGTGTTGTTTTACTCACAGTCTTTCTCGTAGCATGTCACCAGATTTCGAGTGGGACGGTTGTAGACAAGTACATTGATGAACCTCACACAACATTCATACATGTTACGACAGGAAAAAGTACGGTACTGGTACCAACCCGAACCAAAAGAAGATATATTCTGGTTGTTTCAGGATATGCAGACAATAAGCAAGTCGAAGAAACATTTGAAGTGACAGCTGAGGAATACAAATACTATGAAATTGGCAATACTTTTATACAGGATGCCGTTTTAGAAAACAAGGAAGGGGATGAATAATGAAACCCGAAAAAATTGACAACGTAAACAACCCAAGTCATTACCAAGGTCGGTATGGCATGCAATCTATCGATGCTTTAAGAAATTTCATGACACCAGAACAGCTGAAAGGCTTTTTTCTTGGAAATGCTTTGAAGTATCAATTGCGATTCCAGAAGAAGAATGGTCTGGAAGATTTGAAGAAAGCTAGAAAGAACCTTAATTGGTTGATTGAGGAAGTAGAAAAGGAGTTAAACGATGATCAATAATGTTGTGTTAGTAGGTCGCTTGACTCGTGACCCTGAGTTAAGATACACACCATCAAATGTGGCTGTTGCAACTTTTAGTTTGGCAGTGAATCGCAATTTTAAGAATCAGGCAGGTGATCGTGAAGCTGATTTTATCAGTTGCATCATGTGGCGTCAGCAAGCTGAAAACTTTGCAAATTGGCTTAAAAAAGGTGCTCTTGTAGGAATCACAGGCCGCATCCAGAGTCGTAGCTATGATAATCAGCAAGGACAACGTGTCTATGTGACGGAAGTTGTAGCTGAAAGCTTTCAGCTTTTGGAAAAACGAGATAAGACTGCGGACCATTCGAGCATGGAAAATCAGATGCCACCAAGTTTTGGAGCAAGTGATCCGATGGATATTCCAGATGATGGATTGCCATTTTAAGGAGTTGGAGCGATGAAAAGAAAAAATTATATTATTTTTATCAGGCATTTTAAAAAAATAAAAGATTTAGCAGATTTTTATGATTATATTGCAGACTCAAGAATTTGTAGAATTGCTATTTATTTATTTTTAATCATTTGTGCACCTTTTGTTGCTTTGCTATTTCCAATCGCATATATAGAGCATTGTTTTTATAAAAAAAGATTTATTAGAAAATGCGTTGAATATGACTGGTATTCAAAGGAATATCTTGAAGATGTTGTTGATATCAGAAAAATTGAAAGCGAGGAATTTTAATGAACATACAGGAATTGATTGAGAAATTTGAAAGTTTAGATAAATTGTATGGAGAAAAGTTTTATGTGGCTTTGGACGATGTTTTAGATTTAGTGAAACAACTAGACGAACCTGAAACAGGTCACGCAGATGAAGCTCCACGCTACGTTAAGAACATATTAGCACGATTGCGAGAATTGCCATTGCATGATAGAGAGGTCTGGTTAAAAGCTATCATGGGTGAATTTGAACAGGATTTCAGTCATGCAAAATGGCGTGAGGGTTATGAGCAAGGAAAATTTGAAGGAGCATGGGTTGGTAATCAATTGAAAGATGCTGATAAGATTCGGCAAGAATTGAATAAACCAGTGATACCGCAGTTTGTGGCGGAGTGGGTTGAGGTTGCTAAAACTGTCTACTCTTTATCAGGTGGTATGACGTATGGAGGTCCAGGGGTAAATAAGTGGTTAGAAAATGAGGATAACCAAAGAACATTTGCGCTAGCTTGGTTTGACGGCTACACAGTAGAGAAACCAAAGCTGTATATAGTGAGGATGAAAAATATTCGCAAAGACCACGAAACTTTGAACTGTGAAAAACATTCAAGAATATGGAGTTTTTCAAGTGAAGAAGAAACCACACTTTTTAAAACGAAACACACCCGTAAACAACTAGAAGAAGCAGGCTTTGCCGAAGTGTTTAACAGTCCATTGTTTGAAGTTGAGGAGGTAACGGAATGACAGTAGAACAATTCCTTCAATCGTTATCATACCTTATGTGGGCTTCATATTGGTCAGTAATTTTTTATAAGTTCTTTAAAAATAATAAAAATAATAAAGAATGAGGAGGTGGAGTGATGGAAGAACCTAGATTTTATCCGTCTGGAGGAGGCTTTATTCCTGAACTGATTGAAGATGAAGATATTATCTTTAACAAAGATAGCGAATATCACAAGCAGAAGAAAAAAGAAAAGAAAAATCCCATTTTTAAAAGAAATAAGTCAAAAAATAGATGGGCGCTTTGAGGAGGGCACAGATTGAAAAGATTCATAGTTATCTGGATTCTAGTATCTGCTGGATTGAACATCTGGCAATGTATCCATATTAAGAGCCTAGAACAAAAGCGCCCGATGCTCGTCTATAAAGCAGACAACCAAGGCGCAGAAATTAAAGGCAGAGTCGTACACAAGGAGAAGATTGGCGACATGTACACTATCACAGTACAAAATTACGGAGTATTCGTAGTTACTCAAACAAACTATGAATCTCTTAAAATAGGAGATGAGGTAAGAATGTAATGACAAAGTGCAAGAAACTAACTTACATCATCATTCAGGAAGCAATGGCAGGCTACATTCATGAAAGATAATACCAGGAAATGGAGAGCAAGATGAATAGAAGGATTAAGAAGAAGAAAGCTAAGCAACTTGCTCAGAAGAAACAACTAGAATTAGAAAATAAGCTTATAAAGTTAAGTCAGGAAGAAATTGAAGTTTTATCTAGAATGATTAAGCAGATAGTTTCTGACATCAGTAAGGCTCTTTCTAAAATGTTCGATAGCTTATTTAATTATTTAGAAAATTCGGAGGTAAAATTTGAAGAAATTGAGCGACGAAGACCTCAAAACATTAGACAGAGAACTTTTCAAAATCCAAAACATTCAACGTACAATAGATTTGAGAAGGCTAGAATTAGAAACTCGAAACCCAGATGCTCAGAGTGGTCCTATCGTAGGAATAAGCAAACCTACCGAAACTATCGCAATCAGAATCGCAGATGATCCAACTTTGAAATTTCTCGAAGGGTTCAAAGCTATTATTAACAAACTCCTGATCAATCTAGTTGATGAAGATAAGGAAATCTTTAATCTGCGCTGGAGATATCCTCAACTGAGATGGGAAGAAATAGCAGAACAGAAATTCATGAGCAAAGCTACAATCTATCGACGTAGAAGGATTATCCTAGAGCAGTACGCTATACTAAAAGGTGAATTGTAAATAAGATTGAGACAAAAGACATCTTGAAATCTCACAAAAAAAGGTTTATCATGATAGCATGAACTTCTGAAACAAAAACACATATCACACTTGAGGAGTCATCCTTAATTCTAGTCAAAAAGTTGTCCAACAGAAGCATCATCAAGAGTCAGCAAATGCTGGCTTTTTGTTTTGGGAAAGGAGGTAGAATATGGAATTTGTTTCACCGATAAAAGATAATGACGACATTCAGGCAATGAAGGATTATCTCAAGGAATGGAATGAGATGTATTATATGCTATTCATTACAGGCCTGAATACTGGTTTGCGAGTCGGAGATATACTTACCTTGAAAGTTAAAGATGTTCAAGGCTGGCACATCAAATTGAGAGAACGGAAGACTGGCAAGCAGATAACAAGACGGATGACAAAAGAACTTAAGAAAGAAATGAGGAGATATGTCGAGGGTAAACCATTTCATCATTTCTTATTCAAGAGTAGGCAAGGTCAGAATAAATCGATCACTCGTGAGCGAGCCTATCAAATCATACATGAAGCAGCTGAAGAACTTGGCATTGATAATGTTGGCACACATACAATGCGCAAGACATTCGGCTATAAATATTACAATAAGACGAAGGACGTGGGGACATTACAGAAAATGTTCAATCACTCATCACCTGCAATCACATTGAGATACATAGGGATAGAACAAGCAGAGCTCGATGATGCACTACGGAACTTTGTCATTTAATTTTTTTAGATATTACTTTCACATAATGAGTTAAGCATAAACTGAAAAAATGAAACGCTTTAAAACCTATGATTAGTAAGGGTTTGAGATTTAGAGTGAGTTTAACAAAATATAAGATATGTGAAAGTGAGAGGTAAAACAACATAGAAAAAGGAGTATAACATGATAAAAGAATATCGCGATATATTGTTTGAATCTGGAGCAGTTAACAAACTGAACAAAGACATTAAAAATAACCCTGAAGTGAACTTCAAGATAGTTGGATACAATGTCGTTCCACAAAAGTTTGGACCAGATTGTAGATACATTCTTGTAGATTGGGAAAAAGAAATACTAGAAGATTCTGCAACAAAAGTTTCTACAATTCCAGAATCAGAAGTAAATACAGACACAGATCCACAAGTTTCAGAATTCGTCTCGAAACGTTTTAACCTTCCAGACGATCATTAATGTTTTAAAAAATGAGACAAAAGACATCTTGAAGTCTCACATAAAAAGGGTTATTATGATAGCATGGATTTCTTGTATGAGAGGGGATAGGTCGCAGACCTGTCCCTTTTAGTATTGGAAAGGAGGTTTGCCATGTACAACAAACCTATCAGACCATCCTTGAAGTCTAAGAAGTGGGAGAAGTTCCGTGATAGGATAATGCGTAAGCATGATTATCTTTGTCAAGAAAGTTTGCGTTACGGAATTTCTGTTCAAGCAGAAATGGTTCACCATATCTTTCCTGTATCTGAATATCCTGAACTTGAATTCGTTGAATGGAATTGTTTGCCGTTGACGAATAAGAAACACAATACGTTTCATGATAGAGTGAACGATAGAGTAATCAACCAAGGCTTGTACTGGCAGAAAAAGAGAAAAAAAGAATTTTTAAATTTTTTCAAAAATGAAAAATGAAAATTTTTAGTCCCCCCCTCTTTTTAAAAAATCATTTTGGCCAGTAGGGTACCGGTGAAGGGAACTTTTTCCAAGTCGGGGGCCTTCAAACAAAAAGGGGGTAAAAACTAAGCGATTTTGACGAAAGGAGGTAGTTTTTGGCTAAACCAATTACAGCGAAGTCTATTAAGTCAAAAGTGGTCAAGCAGATGAAAGACTTGGGCACTTATCGTAAAGAGTTTGAAATGATCATTGACATCTTTGCAGGTAT